TTATAACTATGTGAAGGATACTGCCTATTCCCAATCAGCTTCTCAAGCTGACCGCTGGTTCTTCTACCAGCTATTGATGGGAGACGTAGCTGATAATATTCCCGGTATCAAAGGCGTAGGACCCAAGAAAGCGGAGAAGATTCTATCTAAAGGGAGTACCACAGAACAGTGGTGGGACTTAACTGTAGAAGAATACGCTAAGGCTTATCCTAAACACTCGGAGAATGAACTCTGCGATATGCTATACGAAAGAGGTAATATGCTATGGATTCAGCGTCGTGACGAGCAAGAGTGGTATCCCCCAATCCCGGACTAAAGGTAAATACCGCTCCAAGTTTGAAAGAACTATAGCACTTTACCTCAAGGATAAGGGTATTAAATTCAAGTACGAAGAAACTAAATTCGATTATGTAGTACAAGGAAGGAACTGGATTGTATGCCCTACCTGTGGTCCCATTAGGGGACAGATTGTCAGGAAATACACTCCGGACTTTGAACTACCTAACGAAGTGTTTATCGAGACTAAGGGTAGATTCCTAGCTAAGGATAGGAACAAGATGATTGCTGTTAAGAAGCAGCACCCTGACCTAGATGTCAGGCTTCTATTCCTCTCAGATAATGTTATTAAGGAATTAAAAGTACCTATCCGGTACTCAGAGTGGGCAGAGAAGAATGGATTCCATTGGGCAGTTAAGGATATTCCAGCGTCTTGGCTTAAACCCAAGAAGGTTAAACGTCCCTCTTGGAGGGAAGCTTTAGGAGATGATTCTACTAAGTGAATTTGTGTTACTGGTAAAAATTATAACCGTAAACGGAGTAGAGATTAAGCCAGCTTCTACTTATTCTGAATACGGACAGTGTGTATATACAGCTAACCAGCTTAAGCTGGCTATTATCAATAACGAGTTTGACGAGGAGATTGTTGCAGCAGGATGTGCTGACTGCAACGAGTTCCCCGAATACTGCGGAGAAGGGATATGAGTGACTACTACGTAAGGAAGTTCTTGAATAAGAAGAGAGGAATGGCAGCTATAGAAATAGTTGGAGATAGGTCTAAGAGAAAACCGGCAGCATTTCATACAGACGCTTCCGTCACTATCTCTGACTGTCACCGTCAGATAACTCTAGACTTCTATTTGGACGCTAAGTATTCTAAAAGAGATATCCCAGATACTCTTAATAAGCTGGATATCCTGATTGACGAACTTACTAAATTCCGAGTTTGGCTACATGAAAACAATCCTAATAATTCCTGATTGCCAGACCAAGCCGGGTGTTCCTCTGGAACATCTGGACTGGCTAGGGAAATATATTACTAGAATCAAACCTGACGTTATCGTCAACCTCGGTGACTTCTTCGATATGCCGTCCCTATCTTCCTACGATAAGGGGACGGCTAAGATAGAAGGGAAGAGGGTAGTAGAGGACATAGAGTTCTCTAAGAAGGCTCTAGAACGCGTCACAAAGCCTCTGGAGAAGCTTAAAGGGAAGGGGGTAGGGTATGACCCTAGATTGGTATTCCTTCTGGGTAATCATGAGCAGCGACTGGAGCGTTATGTTAACCATAATCCTGAGCTTGTTGGTTTCCTGTCTTATGACTCTCTTGGACTGAAGGAACTAGGATGGGAAGTCCACGACTTCCTCTCTGTAGTCAATATTGAGGGTATCCTATTCTCTCACTATTTCGCTAATCCTATGTCAGGTAGACCTTACTCAGGTAAGGCTCACGGACTTCTACAGAGGATTGGTAAGAGCTTCGTTCAAGGGCATAGGCAGGAACTGGAGTATTCCTGCCGAGAACTGGTAGATGGAGATAAGCAGTTTGGATTGATAGCAGGAGCTTTCTACCTTCACGACGAAGGGTATAAAGGCTACCAAGGTAACAAGCACTGGCGAGGAGTTATCGTCCTTCACGAAACTAGGGACGGGTGGGGAGACCCTATGTTTGTGAGTATGGACTATCTCCGAAGGAAGTTTGGAAATGCTCCCTGAACATATCAAACAACAACTACTTGACAGATACGATCCAGATGATATCATATCCATACTAGAATTAGATACGGAAGAACTGATAGACGAACTGGAGTATCTTATCTTGAAGAACTTGGATAAATTTGAGTTAGACTGATGACCATCAAGAAAGTAAAGACTATAGAACAGGAACTCCTAGAGAAGGAGTTGATGCATTCAGGTAAATACGGACATAAGATTAATACCAGTAAGAAAGCCTACGATAGAAACAAAGTCAAGAAAGAACTCTTGAAGGAGTTAGATACTAATGAGTACACAGATGGAATATAAGTTTGAACCAGTTACCTATGATATCGATGACTACGCTTCCCAAGCTCACGACTTCGCTATCTACCCTGAAGCAGGTACAGGCTCTGAACGAGAGCTTAGCTATCTAGCTCTTGGGCTAATGGGAGAGAGTGGTGAGGTAGCTGAGAAGGTTAAGAAGCTTATCAGGGACGGTAAGTTTGACCGAGAAGCCGTCTCTAAGGAGCTAGGAGACGTCTTCTGGTACCTCTCACAGCTATGCCTAGCCTTGAATAAGATCCCGTCTAGAATCCTCTCAGACAACCTGAAGAAGCTTAAGGATAGGAAAAATCGTAACGTAATCCAAGGGGAAGGGGATAACCGTTGAATGTGTTCACTTCTCGAAAAATGTTGTAAACTAGCTGAGGAAGAAGGTTATGGAAAATACAGAATTGGCGCTATCATTACTGATTCCAAAGGTAGCATCCTCAGTAAAGGAACAAATTCTTACATTAAAACACACCCTCTTCAAGCTTTCTGGGCTGCCGAAGTGGGTGAAGCAAGGCGTGTCTTTAGGCACGCTGAAATACATGCAATCTCTAGAATCCCAAAAGACTCACGGCCTTATGCAATCTATATTGGACGGATTAACAGAGACGGAACTAGTGCAATTGCAAGACCTTGTAGAATCTGCGAAAGAGCTATCAAAGAATCGGGAATACGAGAAGTACACTACACCCTTTAAGGGACCTTGGTTGAATGAATATCTAGGATTAAGTGGACAGACTCCTAGAAAGCACACTACAAATAATACCGGAGTATAGAAATTGATTAAAGACCCATTTAAAACCAATCTTGGGAAGAACGTATTCTATGGAAAGTATGCTCAAGGCCCTAACGATAGCTGGCACAACCTTGCTATTCGTCTCGTTGATGATGTTTGTGGTACACAGGGAGGTAGGCTTCATAGTATCCTCTCTAAGTCAGAACTTGACACCCTCACAGACTATATCGATAGAATGCTCTTTATTCCGGGCGGTCGGTATCTGTACTATGCTGGTCGGCCTCTTCACGCTTGGAATAATTGTTTTCTACTAAGGGCAGAGGAGGATACCCGTGAAGAATGGTCTAATCTTATTTGGAGAGCAAATAGCTGCCTCATGCTTGGAGGTGGTATTGGGATTGATTATAGCCGTATCCGGCCTAGCGGTAGGACTCTTACTCGTACTGGAGGGATTAGTTCTGGTCCCCTTCCACTTATGCAAATGGTTAATGAAATTGGCCGTAACGTTATGCAAGGCGGTTCTCGCCGCTCTGCAATCTATGCTTCACTCAATTGGAAGCATGAAGATATAGAGGCTTTCCTTAAGATTAAAGATTGGCATTCTATGCCGGTAGGAAATACTGGCATGAGTCTTGCAGACATCAAGTCTCAGGACTTCAACTATCCAGCCCCGCTGGACATGACTAATATTAGTATTAATTACGATGACGAATGGCTGGAGATGATTGGTGATAGGTCTAAGGATAAAATCTTCCTAGAGAATTGCCGTCAGGCTATGAAGACTGGAGAACCGGGTTTCTCATTTAACTTTGGAGCTAAGGAGAATGAAACGCTTCGCAACGCTTGTACGGAAGTTACGTCTGAAGATGATAGCGACGTTTGTAATCTTGGTTCAATCAACCTCGGCAATATTCAAAGTCTGGAGGAATTCAAAGACGTTGTTAATCTTGCCTCCAAATTCCTTGTATGTGGTACAGTCCGGGCAGATTTACCTTATGACAAGGTTAAGCAAGTCCGTGAGAAGAATCGTCGACTTGGACTCGGACTTATGGGAATCCACGAATGGCTCCTGAAGCGCGGTAATAAATATGAAGTAACGGAAGAACTTCATAAGTGGATGGAGGTATACAGGGATGAATCCAAGCGAGCTGCAGACGAACACTGCGATAGACTCTATCTCAATCGACCTGTTGCTTATCGAGCAATTGCGCCTACTGGAAGTATTGGTATTCTTGCTGGAACGACAACTGGAATTGAACCTCTTTTTGCTGTCGCATACAAACGACGATACCTTACTGAAGGAACACGCTGGAAATATGAGTATGTGGTTGACCACACTGCGGACCTACTTATCCGCGAGTACGGAATTAATCCAGAGAAAATCGAGACTGCCTACAGCCTGAGTGGTGATTATGAAAAGCGAATCAAGTTCCAAGCCGACATACAAGATTACGTTGACATGTCAATTTCATCCACTATCAACCTACCTTCATGGGGAACAAAGGGAAATAATGAAGACTCCGTTGGAGTATTTGCGGAGGTCTTGTCTAAGTATGCTTCCCGTCTACGAGGATTTACGTGTTATCCTGATGGAAGTAGAGGAGGTCAACCCATCACCGAAGTCCCCTACGTCGAAGCAGTCGGACATCGAGGAGTAGTGTATGAAGAAAACGACGCCTGTAAAGGAGGAGTCTGTGGAATCTGATTCTAGTAAGAAAAAGTACAAGCAAATGACTGAAGTCACTGTTAAGATTCATATCGCCCTCCCGAAGGGGAGGGAGGACCTTGAGGCTCAGTTAGATAGCTTCATGGACGCTATCGAGAAGACTATCGTCCCGTTCGATACCGAGAACGGGGGATTGAGGAATATCACAAAGGAGATTCACGTTGACTGATGTCCTAGACTTAGGTAAGGTAGAACTAGTGGATTCTATGGGAGATGATATTACAGTATCAAATT